GTTCTTGTGTCCAACCACTACCAACTTTTACTCTATGGCCTTTATGTTCAATCCATACTTGAGCTAGCATTTTAATTGTTTCTGATCTACCATCTCTAACTACTTCATGGTCATCATTATCATAATCAACTACAACATACTCAGCATCAAAGAATTTCTTTACTTTAAGTAAATTTTTAGTACGTTTACCTTCATAACTAACATCTTTACGTACCATAAATCCTTCCCATTTATTATCAGTTGCTATTTGACCCCATTTATCAAAGTGTCTACCATCTGTTATTTGAAATTGATCTGTATAACGTAAAATATTATTTGTAATATATCTACCTGTTAAAAATCCTCTTAATGCTGATAATCTTTCACTTAGTATAGGGCCACCTTTTTGATTGTCAAAATTAGGTTTATGAATCATATCAAATATCATATAAGCAGGATTTTCAATTTGATGATCTTTACGTCTTAATTGTTTCATTACACCTTGAAAATCTTCATTCCCATTCTCATCAATTAAACAAATTTCACCATCAAATACAGTATTAATAATACCTGTTGCTTCAATAGCTTCTTTAACTTTATTTAGTGTAGTTAATTCTTTACCCATTCTAGAATAAAGTGTACATTCACCTTCATAATTAACTACTGCTAAACACCTAACACCATCTAATTTTCTTGAAGCATACCAACTATCATTCCAATCACACTTACCATCATATTCTTTAGCTAGTGCAACTTTAAATGTAGGTATTAATCCTGGTATTGCTTTATTAATTATTGAATCACCAGCTCTAATTCCTAAATCTTTATCAATAATCTTATAAATTAATTCATTACCACAACCATTTACTAATGCTATTGCATCATGGCCTGTTACAACTCTTTGATTTAGCTTATTTAATACCTCAAATACATTTTTGACTTTTTTAGCTTTTAAATGGCTATTTTTAATACAAGTTTTACCTGTAACATAATATTGTTTGAATGGATTGTAAGTGTATTCTAATATTTTATGGATAAAGGGGTCAGCATCCTTTATTATTTGAACTTTTTCATTACCACTACTTGTAGCACGCATTTTGTCTATAAACTCTTGTAGTTCTAACATATAACCTTTATTTATTTTCTTTTCTCATTTGTTTCACATGCTTACAATTACCTCCACTTCTCCACATTCCAGGACAATCACACCAGAACTTACCTGAATCGGGGTAATATGTTGTGGTATAAGTTTTATCACTAGATGAACTAGCAGAAGTAATTACAATAGGTTCTTGTTTAACTGCAACTTTAGGTTTAGGTTTAACCCATTCTACATCATTAAGTGTAGTACCCTCCATTACCTCTTTCCACTTGGGCATTAAATATGTTTTACCCTCATGTTTCCAAATCATAGGAGGATAAATAGGGTGAGTATACTTATACTTAAATCTCCTTGCAATTTGAGGGGATCCAAATTTAGGACTAGTATTTAAACTGCCTTCAGTATGAACAATCCTAGTACGCATCATTCCATGCTTATTAGGTGCTGAAAATTCCCAAAGTGCCATACTATCTATACATTAGTTGAGGTGGATAACCTTCATTTTCAACTATATCTTCAGCAAAACCTATAGCTTCACTTTCAGTTAAACCTTTGTCTACACCAACTGCAAACCAATATTCTAATACTTCTTGATTAAGTAAATTTGACATAAATTTATTTTTAACTATTATCAATCATTAATTTGTTAATATCCTCTCTACTTTGCCATCCAACAACATCCCATTCTTGTTCATCTTCAGGTAAGTTTTCATCTATAATACCAACTTCAAATGTAGAAGCATCTTCAACTTTCAAACACTCTGCTCTAACACCTTTTTTAGATGTACTGTAAAAACCTTCACCTGCTACAACTGAGATGAATATATTAGGTTTGAGTTCGATTGTTGATCTAATACCCTTTTTAGTAACAGGGTGTAATTCAAATTTTAAATCATTAAATGATTTCATGACCTTTATTTTTAACTATTAATATGGGGTAAATATATGAAAAAAGAGCCGCTTTTCCAAGCGACTCTATGTTTTTCTTTAGGTTTATGCTGTGAAAGTTATATCTGGTTCGTCTTTTCTATGTAAGTCTAAAGATAAGGCATCACAAAAACTCTTCAACTGTCCTTCTTCATGAAGAAAATAAAAATCTTCATCAGTCATGTTATTAAATAGTTTCATGGGGGTTATATTCATACTATCTACCTTGTCCTTTATACTGTTTAACATAATTTCTACCATTTTTTAATTTTGATGATTTAGACTTAGCGTGAACGCCTGGTCTTTTTTTTCTAGGTTTACCAACATAATTACCTACAACTAATTTAGCCATAATCTATTTTTAATAATAAATATTATATTTTAACTTTATAATTACTAAAAATATCTAAATAATCAACTAAACTTGTTCCCAAACCATCTTTAACATTAATATTATCTCTTAAAAATAATTTTACATTGCCTGGGCCTGCTAAATGTGCTGCAGCTAACAAACCTGACTCTGTAATATACACTCCATTTATAGCAGTTCCACTATATTTTCTAATTTCTCTTCTAAGAATGTATTTGTTAGATTGTAAAAGTTTCATCATAGCTTCTTCTTGTACTAAAGGAGTTGATAAAAATTCTTTGTTGGAAATGTGGGAGTATCCTAATGCATCTAAAGTTGTTCTTCCAAATTGATACTTTCCCATGTAGCCCCATTTATTAACAATAGTATAATTATTAGATGATTCTTTTCTAGCTATTGCTCTTAAAAAATCCTTATTTAGGTTTTGAAAGTTAGTTACTATTTTTTCTTCAAATGGTAACTTAGTAGGGGTTTCTTTTACCTCAGAGGCCAGAATTACTTTTGATGTATCCATCATTGGGGAAGCAGCAAAAGCAGAAAGGATTGAGATAAAAGATGTAAGTAAAACTAATTTACTTGTCTTTTTCATATATTAAATTTTGGTTTAACTTAGTGACTTTAAAAAGTCAATGGAATCAACAATCTTCTTACACGTTTCGTAATCTTCATGTTTTTCCATCACTGGTAGATTTGATTCTAAAGTTTCTACCATGTGTTCAGGCTCTAAAACTATATCAAAAGTTGTATTAGTGTCTACTGTTTCAATTTCTAATATTGATATTTCTGATTCTGATGAAGTTAGGTGGTAAAATGCTTGATCAACTATATATTTACTAAATTTATAGTTATCAGCTGTAATAACTTCTTCCATTTCTTCCTCAGTGTCAAAAGATACTTTGCGAATTTTCATATTAAAAGTTTTTAAGGAAATCACCACTAATGGGTTTTGACTTTAGCTGTTGAGCCTTATCATCATTCTTAAGCATCTTATCTGTTAGTTTCTCCAGATGCTTAGATTTTTGTTTATCATAGTCTCTAGTTACTCTATGATGTTTTTTATTTAAAAGTTTTATCTTTTTCATATTCTAGAGATATATTGGTGAGCATCATCTTCGTCTTTTCCATCCATAAGGCCTAATTCTTTAAACCTTTGAATGTCATACTCATCTAATTCCCAATTCACTGCTTCTGTAGTGCCATTGTGTTGTTGATGTGATTCTATTTGTTTTTCATCTTTTTCCGTAAACACATCTCCAACCATACAAAAGTAGTGATTATAACATAATAACTCAATATTATCTCTAGTGTAATTAGATTTATTATTGTCTTTAAAATGTAACAGCAGGGGCATTTTATAATCAAGTACCCTACGTTCTTTGAAACTACATATTGAACATTCTTCTAATAAATATCCCTCCTCTATTAAACGATACTTAAGTTTTTGAGGGGTGAAATGAGAAGCATCAACTCTTCCTTCAACTATATCCAAAAGAGCAGGTTCTTTACCGCTATTTTTTAAAAACTTTGGTATGCCCTTACCACTTTGGTTTTTATGACTCTCAAACAATTTATACATTTTAGCGTATTTTTTGTAGTGAGTATAAGAAACGTGTAAATATCTGGCAGCACCCATATTGGATTTCGTTTTTCCTTGAGCTGCTACAATCTGTTCTTTACTTAGTGGTTTTGGTTTGGGCATAACTATTCAATTCCTAATTCAACTACATGCTCATCATCATCAAGTTCGTCCCTCCAATCAGTTTCCGCAATGTAATCTTTTTCTTCTACTATTTCTATCTCATTCCAAGTGTGATCTCCTGTACCTCTTACAACAGATACTCCTTTTTTAGCACCTACTGTAGAACAATCCACACAAAAATTATAACCATATTGAGTTAACCTCAATTCTGGCATATCAGCCCCACATTTAGGGCATTCTATCATTTTCAATTTCATAATTTATTAACATTGAATAAGATTTGATTGTATTTCCTCAATCTTATTGATTTCTACAAATAAATTCCCAACTTTAAATTTTCCTATTTCACCACTTTTAGAAACAATGTTACCTATTTCTTGTAAATATAAATAATCTTGTTGAGTAAATGTTTTACCATCTATTCTTATAACTATATCATTTTTTGGTTTTTCATCAATAGGAGAAATTTTCAATACTAAATTGTCTTCGGTATTGATTTGTTCTTTATCTATATAATTACCATAATCTAAGTCAATATAAATATTATGTCCCCAAGGCTCCAGCGCTTCTAATAAATT